CGCGCAGACCTGGCACGAGCTGCTGAAGCGCCGCTTCATCGGCGTGGTGGAGCTGCCCGATGGCGCCGTGGTGGGCGCCAGCTCCAGGCGCCTGAGTCCCGCCGAATTTGCCGCGTTCTGCGCCCGGGTGGAGGCCTATGCCGCATCCGAGCTGGGCGTGACGTTTTACGACCTGTGGGAGGGCGGATGAGCCGGCGACGTGCGCTGTGCGCCGTGCGCCGTGCACGCTGCCCGCCCCCAGGAAGCCCACCCAACCCGACCCACCCTGATTCCCCCAACCAAATCCAAGCCAATCCAACCCGATGGTTCAAGCGACTGAAAGAAAGAGAAGACAGCCCATGCAGACAACAAACCAAGGCTATGTGGACTACCAGCACATTGCACCCGAACACGCTGCCATCCATGAGCGGCTGCAGAACTGGCGCCGCTGGGTGTCCGGCAAAGGCGCATCCTGGACCGCGCACCCCATGTGGCGGCACCTGAAGGAAAAAGAGGAGCGCGAGCGCGGCACCATCACCCTGGCGGTGGATGCCATTGACGGGCACCTGATGGAGAAAGCGGTGTATGCGCTGCCGGAGCGGCACCGCTTTGCAATCCGCTGGTGGTATGTGTACAGCGGCAATCCAGCGAAAGCGGCCCGCCAGGCGGCGGTAAGCAAGGCGCGCCTGGCCGAGCTGGTGAAAGAAGGCCGCGCCATGCTGTGCAACCGCCTGCGGGCGGTTGACGGCAGGGAGGATTTCAGATAACGTACGCGCATCGTTAGCACCAGCACGGAACGAACCCGGTTTGCGCCGGGTTGGCTGCGACCCCGGTTCCAACCAAACAAAAAGCCCGCCAGGTTTGCCTGCGGGCTTTTGTGTTTTGGGGTGTGGTCCAGTGGCTCTGGTGCCGTGGTGAAGCTGTTGAGGAGGGTGCAGCCAACCGCTTGTCCCCCACGGGCAATGCGCTGATGACGCTGTCGGAGACGGTGTGTGAAGCTTGCCCCAGAAATCAATGGGCGCGGCGGCCTTGCACCTCTGGACCGGGGTGCCCGCTGCAAGAGGGGTCACCATGTTGTTTGTCATTGGCGCCAGCATCGTTCTGTGTGTGTACGCCGTCAGCTGGGGCTGGCTGGAGCGCAACGACTGGCATTGGACGGTTTCCACGCACCGCCATGTGTTTCTGATCTGCCTGGTGGTGGTGGTTTATTTTTCCGGGGTGGCCTGTCTGCTGACCACGGTGCTGAAGTCTTTTCTGCGGTTTGTGTAGTGCTGTGTAGCCCTCCCGTGCAAGCGGGTGTGCTGCAGCCATTGCCCGCTCCTCATACCAAAGCCCTGGCGGGTCTGCCGGGGCTTTTTTGTCGGCGCTGCCAGCGTCGGCGGGCCATGGCACCTGTGCTGCGCTTGGGGCTGCCGCCGCCACGGCGGGCAGGGGGCGTGCATTTGTCCTGCTGCAGCTTGCGTGGAGGCGGTTGCGGGCAGTCCGTGCGAATTCTGTTTGCAATGGCTTGCGAAGCCAGAAAAACTGTGGTAACGTACGTCCATCGTTAGCAGCAGCACAGAACGAACCCGGTTTGCGCCGGGTTGGCTGCGACCGGATTCGCTGACGCCACAAAGCCCGCAAGGTTCGCCTGCGGGCTTTGTTGTTTACGGATGTGGTGCTATTCAAATGATAGAATCACGGCATGGATTGCGAGCAGCATTGGTGACTGCAGCGGACTGTAAATCCGCCGCCCGCAAGGCAACTAGGTTCGATTCCCAGGCAATCCACCAGCATACAAAGCCCTGACCAGCGATGGTCGGGGCTTTTTTCTTGCCGACACTGCCATGAAGTTGTCACACAGCGGCGGCAAGATGCAGTGGCTGGGAACAGGTCGGGCCGCTGAAACGCTGCTTTGCCCCTGGCGCTAATTCCAAAGCCCTGGCCTCATGTGCCAGGGCTTTTCTGTTTCTGGTGCCAAGGGGGTCTGCACGTCGGGCGGTGCATTCCGGTGGCGCGGCTCAGCGTGCGCCGGCACGGGCTCCCAGGGCATGGGCGCGCTGGATCCAGCGGGTACGCGTGGCTTCGCTGGAACGGATCACCGGGCCAAAGCTGTGCACGCGCACGGGCTGGATTCCGCTGAATTCCAGAATGGTCTGCTTCATTTGCCGGTGGCCCGGTTGGCGCTGTACCCAGCGGTAGTACCAGGGCGGGGAGTCCATGGTCACCAGCAACTCCGCGCTGCGGCCCGCCAGCAGGCGGTCCCACAGCGCAGAGTGGGGGCGGTATTTGAAGGCGAAGCCGGGCAGGAAGATGCGGTCCAGAAATCCCTTGAGCAGGGCAGGCAGGCCTCCCCACCAGATGGGGTAGACCCACACCAGGTGCTGTGCCCAGGTGATGTCGGCCTGTGCGGCCTGCAGATCGGGCTCCAGCGGCTGGATGCGCTGGTAACCGTGGTGCAGGATGGGATCGAAGACCATGTCGCCCAGTTGCAGCAGGCGCACTTCGGCGCCCGATTGGCGTGCCGCATCGGCATAGGCGTGGGCCAAGGCCGCACACAGGCTGCTGGAAGAGGGTTGTCCGAGGATGATGAGGATGCGGCGGGACATGGAGGGTGAAGCTGGCTGAGTAGACAAGCCGCCAGCATCACCTTGTCCCGTGGGGCAGAGTCAAGCGCTCTGACAGATGCCGAGTTGATCTGGCGCAGGGCATGAGCTGGCTGCGTCGCAAGTGCTCAGTTCCAGCGCCAAAGCGGCCAGCGCACTGTCGGTGGCCTGCAGACGCTGCAGTTCATGAGCGATGGCGCGCCGCCGGGTCTGCAGCAAGGCCAGCACGGCGGCGGCGCCGGCCGGGGTGTCCATGGTGCGCAGCGGTTGCAGCGCGGCCAGGCGAAAGCCCAGCGCCAAGGCCTGGCGTATCCACTGCACGCGCTGGACATCTTCCGGGCCGTAATGGCGGTAGCTGCCCTGGCGCGCCACGGTGCCGAGCAAGCCGTGCGCTTCATACAGCCGCAGCGCCTTGGGCGTGCACCCTGTCAGGGCTGCGAGTTCACCGATGCGCATAGGGGGTGTCCGTGTGCGGGGGCGGGTGGTGGCGAGGCCGGTGGGGGCATGTGTGTAGGGAGGCGATTGGACGTAGTAGTACGTGTTGGGATTGGTGGCAGCGACCAAGCGTGAGCCGTATTTTCCGCTGGTTGATGGAGGCCAATAATTAGCCTCACGTGAGTGAGAGGTTAGTGGTTAAGAATTCAGTGCCGATGCCATTTCAACCTTGTTTGCGACGCTAGAAATGCTAAAGCTGTAGCGCGAAAAGCTATTGGCTGGAATGAATTTCATCATGTTAACAATACCTCGAGCATGAAGATTCAGGGGAAGATCCTCTGGCGCTTCTGCTGCAGCCTTAACGTCGGCGATATTTTTACTCTTTCGCTCCCTGTTACCGTCTCCAGTCAAAAGATATGTCTCAATAACAAGGCCGAGATGGGCGGACGCAAACGTCGCGCCACCAGGAAGGGCTTTTATGTAGTCCATCACATGGTTTGGACTTGCGTTGTCAGATGCAATGTCTTCAAAAAGTTCGACGTTCTTGATTCTTAAAGTGACGAGAAAAGCGACCAGAATCGGGTCAAGAAAGCGGTTGGTCGGTGTTTGACTACAAACCAGCGCTACTCTAGACATCGCGCGCTCAATCGCGCGCAGTGAGAGTTTGAATACTTTCGCCAACTCAGCGATGGTTTCAATCAGCTGATCGCCATCGTATTGCGTCTGTTGGTGTTTTCTCCGCTCACCAAAATAATCATGAAGACCGAAACGTTGGACTTGGATACTTGTAAATCGTTTGGAATCAGGTTGAGGGAGCCGTAGCTCCATGTCAAAAAATCGCCGAAGGTACTCTGAAGAGTCAATTTTCTCTCCATAGACAGCGCCGATTGCTGCTTCAAGCTGCTTTTTATCGATGGACAGGACAAAGACCAAATGCTCAACGTCAAAAAGGTGCTTGATTCTTTCAAGCATTTCAATCGCAAATGACGGTCGGCATCGATCTAACTCATCGATGAAAAAAATCAGCGATTTCTCTTTTGAGTCATTGCTGAGTTCTGCAATCGCCTTTTCGAGTTCGCCTCGCAGTTTTTCTAGCGAGGCCTTCTCCTTCTTGAACGAATCTACCAAGTCTTTTGTGAGGTCTCCGGCCAAATCTGCTGCGACTTTCTCTATGGATGAGTCAAGGTCTAGAGCACCTAAAGTGGCTGCCTTCACTGCGGCTATAGCGCCGTGCTTCGCAACGGATGTTGTAAGGCGCTTCACGTTGGACATATGGTTCTGAAACCTTTTGCCTGCAACAGGATCCCTGGGCTTGATTTCGTCAAGTGCGGATACAAGCGCCACAAGTGGATCGGACGCGTAGTCGATTTTCCAAGCATTGAAGTAAATACACGGCGATTGCTTATTTTCCAGCGTAGCTTGCAGCAGTCGAATAACGGTGGTTTTTCCCGTGCCCCAGGGGGAATCTAAGGCTAGTACGAACGGTCCATCTAGACCGGACAAAAAGTTTTCGATGAACTCAACAACCGGCTTTCGATTGAGCGCGTCGTTCTGATAAATGTTGTCGTCCGGCAGTTCTATTTCTTTAACTCGATACTTCATGGCTCATTCCTACTCGACGAATCGGTGTAGAGCTTACCTTGTATGTCGTTAGAGCCAGTGAGCGGCTGCTTTTCGCTAGTGAGCTTGACGCCGAAGGTCTCCGCAATGAAGCGATTACTGCCCATGCTCATTGCCTGCAATGAGCACAGCAAGAGGCTGTCGGCCTAGGTGAGGCAGTTGCCGTTGGAAAGAAAGTCTGCCTGTTGAAAATGATTCGTGCCTAGGCTGCACGTTCTGATGAGGGCGCGCCAATTTGATTTGCCGTGTACTTTCAAGACGGCAGCGCCCATGGGCGCTGCCACCACACCATCACAGCCACCTTCGGGTGGCTTTTTTATTGGAAAAAACACATGGAACTGACCCCAAAGCAGGAGCGCTTTGTGGCCGAGTACCTGATTGACCTGAACGCGACTCAGGCTGCGGTCAGGGCCGGCTATAGCGCCAGGACCGCTGCGTCCCAAGGGGCGCGGCTTTTGAAGCACGGTGGGGTGGCACGGGCCGTCCAGGCCGCGCAGCAGGCGCGAGCGGTGCGCACCGAGATCACCCAGGACCGCGTGCTGCAGGAGCTGGCGCGGATTGCCTTCTTTGACATCCGCCGCCTGTACCGCGCGGACGGGAGCATGAAGGACCCCTGCGAGCTGGACGCCGACACGGCGGCGGCGCTGGCCAGCATTGAGGTGAAGGAAGAGCTGGAGCGCGGCGGTGGGGAGGATGCGCTGCATGAGCCGTCTGCCTCTGCAGCCGTCTCTGCAACTGTCTCTGCATCCGCTTCTTCCGCTCTCGCCCACGGCGGTGCGTCCCGGCGCAAGCGGGGCGAGCAGGTGGCGAGCTACACCATCAAGACCCGGGTGTTTGACAAGGTGGCCACGCTGCAGCTGGCGATGCGCCACCTGGGCATGCTGAACGACAAGCTGGGCCTGTCTGCCCCTGGCGGCGGCCCCATTGAAACGGTGGCGCATGTGACGCGCACCATCATCGATCCCCAGGCATGAGAACGCTGAATCTGAAGACGGCGCGCGTGTTTGCGCCGCTGCTGGAGCCTGCGCGCTACAAGGGCGCGCATGGGGGGCGGGGGTCTGGCAAGAGCCATTTCTTTGCCGAGATGCTGCTGGAGGACTGCCTGTACGAGCCCGGCGCCATGGGTGGCGAGGGCCTGCGGGCGGTGTGTATCCGCGAGGTGCAGAAGGACCTGAGCCAGTCGAGCAAGGCTTTGCTGGAGTCCAAGCTGTCCGCCCTGGGGCTGGGACAGGCCGACGGCTTTCGGGTCTACAAGGATGTGATCACCACGCCGGGGGACGGCCTGGTGATCTTCAAAGGCATGAACGATTACACGGCCGACAGCGTGAAGTCGCTGGAGGGTTTCAAGCGTGCCTGGTGGGAAGAGGCGCAGACGGCCACCCAGCGCAGCCTGGATCTGCTGAAGCCGACGATGCGCGCGGCGGGCTCGCAGCTGTGGTTTGGCTGGAACCCGCGCTTTGCCAAGGACCCGGTGGACCGCATGCTGCGCGCCGAGGGCTTGCCCACCGGTGCCCGGGTGGTGCAGGCCAACTGGCGCGACAACCCTTGGTTCACGGCTGAGCTGGAGCAGGAGCGCCAGGACTGTCTGCGCCTGCAGCCTGACAAGTACGACCATATCTGGGAAGGCGGCTACGAGACGGTGAACGAGGGCGCGTACTTTGCGCGCCAGCTGGCCGATACCAGGGGCCAGGGCCGCATTGGTGCGGTGGCGGCCGACCCGCTGATGGCCTTGCGCGCCTTTGTGGACATTGGCGGCACCGGCCAGAACGCGGACAGCTTTGCGATGTGGATCGTGCAGTTTGTGGGCATGCAGGTGCGGGTGCTGGATTACTACGAAGCCCAGGGCCAGCCCATGGCGGCCCATGTGCAGTGGCTGCGCGACCAGGGCTACACGCCGGAGCGGCTGCAGATCTGGCTGCCGCACGACGGCGAGAAGGCCGACACGGTACATGCGGTGACGCCCAAGAGCGCACTGCAGTCGCTGGGCTACCGCGTGACGGTGGTGCCCAACCAGGGCAAGGGGGCGGCGATGAAGCGGGTGGAAGCCGCGCGCCGGCTGTTCCCCAGCATCTGGTTCAACGAGACGAGCACGGAAGGCGGCCGTGCCGCCCTGGGCTGGTACCACGAGAAGCGCGACGAGGCCCGGGGCATTGGCCTGGGGCCGGCGCACGACTGGGCCAGCCACGGTGCGGATGCCTTCGGGCTGATGTGCTGCGTGTGGGAGCCGCCCCGGCAGGGGCAGCCCCTTCAACTGCCCAACATAGGGATTGTGTGATGGCAACAATGAACAGTGACACGTTCCGCAATGTGCTGGAGCGTGAGATCGAGGATGCGCACAGCTGGCTGGCCAGCGGCATCCGGGGTGAGCAGCAGCGCAATCTGCAGTACTACCTGGGCCTGCCGCTGGGCAACGAGGTGGACGGCCGCTCCCAGGTGGTGAGCTGGGATGTGTTCGAGACCATTGAAGGCGCGCTGCCGAATTTTCTGGAACCGTTTTTCAGCGGGGACCACATCGGCGAGTTTCTGCCGCGCGGGCCGGAGGATGCGGCCTATGCCGAGCAGGCCACCGAGCTGGTGAACTATGTGATCCGGGACGACAACCCCGGGTTTCTGCTGTTCAGCGACTGGTTCAAGGATGCGCTGCTGTCCAAGCTGGGGGTGGTGCGCGCCAAGTGGGTGCAGCCCGACCCGGTGCGCGAAGAGTTCAAGGGCCTGAGCGAGGAGCAGCTGGTGCTGCTTACCCAGGATCCAGCCGTGCGCGTGCTGGAAGCCTCGCCGAGCGAGCTGCTGCAGCCCGAAGTGGCCCAGGCCGCCGGGCTGCAGCAGCCCCTGCTGTGGGATGTGACGCTGCAGCGCCGCCAGCGCGGCAAGGTGGAACTGCGCAATGTGGCGCCGGGGGACTTTCTGGTCAACCGCTCGGCCAAGCGCCTGGAAGACGCCCGTCTGGTGGGGGAGTGGGTGACCTACACCCGCTCGCAGCTGACGGAGATGGGCTTTGCCGATGTGGCCGCGATCCAGAGCTTTGAGGGCAGCGGTGCCCAGGAGCCGGACGATCTGCGGGACGAGTTGGCAGAGAGTGCGGACCGGTCGCTGGAGGAGGTGCGGCTGTTCGAGGGCTTTGTCCGCTGTGACTACAACGGCGACGGGGTGGCCGAGTGGCGCCGGGTGCTGGTGTCGGGCAACGGTGAACTGGAAAACGAAGAGGTACAGGGCCATGAATATGCGGTGCTGACACCCATCAAGCTGCCGCACCGCGTGATCGGCATGGCGCTGGCCGACCCGGTGGTGGAGCTGCAGCGCCTGAACAGCGGGCTGACGCGCCAGTATGTGGACAGCCTGTACCTGGCCAACAACCCGCGCACCTATGTGAACCTGGCGGCGCGCGTCAACATCGAGGACGTGATCAGCAACCGCATTGGCGGGATTATCCGCGGCGAGGGTGCGGCGGGAGATGCCGTGGTGCCGATCAAGACCGCGTTGGTGGCGACCGAGAGCCTGGCCGGCATCGAGATGGTGCAGGCCATGCGCGAGCGCCGTACCGGGGTGACCCGCTACAACCAGGGCCTGGATGCGGACAGCCTGAACAAGACGGCCACGGGCATTGCCAAGATTGCCAACATGGCGGACAAGCGCATGCTGCTGATTTTGCGTACCTTTGCGGAGACGGGCGTCAAGCAGCTGTTCAAGCTGGTGCTGCGGCTGCTGACCCAGTACCAGGACATTCCGACCACGGTGCGCCTGCGCGGCCGGTTTGTGCAGTTTGATCTGCGCATGTGGTCACCCGACATGGATGTGAGTACCGATGTGGGCCTGGGCACCGGCGACAAGGCCGAAACCCTGATGCTGCTGCAGCAGTTCGGCCAGTTCATGCAGCAGGCCGCGCAGGCCGGGCTGGTGGGGCCACCGCAAATCTATGAATTTGGCAAGGCGCTGGCCAAGCACGCCAAGCTCAAGGGCGCGGGGGAGAAGTTCATGCTGGCGCCGGACCAGATTCCGCCCAAGCCACCGCAGCCGGACCCGGTGCAGGTGCAGGCACAGATCCAGTCCCGGCTGGAGCAGATGAAGCTGCAGGGCCAGCAGCAGCTGCAGGCCATGCGGCTGCAGGCCGAGGCGGCCGAGGGCGACAAGAAGCGCGCGGCCGGCTTGCAGATCAAGCAGATGGAGCTGCAGCAGCGCGACAGGGACCGGTTGCTGGAGCTGGCCGCCGGCTACCTGGCGGCCAATGCCCGGGAGGCCGGCACCATGGGCCAGCCCACCAACATCATTGCCGGCTCCATGCTGGACCAGAACATCCAGGTGCCCGGCGTCACGGCCGAGGACCTGCAGCAGGCGGCCCAGAGCATTGAGGGCATGGCCCGGCAGTTTCAGGAAGGACAAGCATGAGTGCAGCCCAGTACCGCGCCGAGCGCGCCCAGCGCCTGCTGGAGGACCCGCTGCTGCAGGAGGCCCGGCAGACGGTGATCCAGGCGCTGCAAAGCGAAGTGCTGTCCCTGCCCCTGGGCGAGCGCGAACGCCGCGAGGCGGCCGTGGCCATGCTGAAGGGGGCGGAGCAGTTTTTCCGGGTGTTCGAGCTGGTGATGGACGGCTACAAGCTCGAACGTGCCGAGTTGACCAACGCGGCCCAGATCCAGGCCCGTCACCACGCAATCGAGGAGCGCATGCGCAATGGCTAGACCCCGTAAATCCCCGGCAGAGCAGAAAGCGGCCGGACCCCAACCACAGGAGCTGCAGGACCAGGTGCTGCAGGAGCAGCAGGCCCCGCAGAAGCAGGTGCCGCCGGTGCAGGCCCAGGGGCCTGTGCCGACCGACCAGAGCGGTGCGGATGCGCCGGCCATGGCCGCAGTGCCGGTGCCGGAACCCGAGCCCGAGCCGCTGGAGGCTTTTCTGCGCCGCGTGGAGCGCCTGCACATCGGGCGCGATGTGGTGGCCACGGCGGCCACCCACCCGCACGCGACGCAGCGGGTGTGGCCCGGCACCTATGGCGGTATCCGCCTGGAGGTGGGGCCGCTGTCCGTGACCTACAGCGACGGCAGCACGGCGTAGGCGGCTTTCGGCTTTCTTTCGTTCTGCCTTTCGCCTTTTTCATTCACCTTTTTCACCTTTTCTTCAACCCGCCCGGGCACGGTATGCCCGACCGACCAGTCTAGGAACAACCCAGCGAGGGGCTGCATGCGACGGCATGCGGCCCTTTTTTGCGTGGACTCACACCTGGCCGGAACCACACAGCAACAACCATGGACGACGATCACATCACGACCGTAGACGATCTGGCGGCGGCGCTGGATGCCGGCGAGGGACAAGCCCCGGAAGCCCCCGATGCCGAGCTGCAAGCAGCCGCTTACCAGAACGAAGGCGATCCCCTGGCGTATGCCGAGCTGGAGGCCGAGCAGGCCGATGGCGACGCGGACGCCGCCACGCAGGACGCTGGACAAGCTGCACAAGCCCCAGACGATGACCTGGTGGTGCGGTGGAGCGCCCCCGACGGTAGCGCCATCGAGGCCCCGATTGCCGAGCTCAAAGCCGGGTACCTGCGCCATGCGGACTACACGCAGAAGGCGCAGCAGCTGGGCGAGGAGCGCCGGCAGGCGGCCGAGCAGGTGTCCCAGCAGTTCCAGCAGGCGCAGCAGCTCACGCGTGAACACGCGTGGCTGATGCAGATGGCGGAGCAGCTGGAGCTGTACCAGAAGGCCGACTGGGATGCGCTGTACCAGCGCGCCCCGACAGAGGCCAGCCGCCTGCAGGCCCAGTGGCGCCAGACCGAGGCCCAGGCCACGCAGCTGGCCCACAGCCTGCAGGCGGCGGTGCAGCAGCAGGAGCAGATGGCGGTGCAGCGGCACGAGCATGCATCGCAGCAGGCCCTGGTGGCCTTGCAGGCGGCGGTGCCCGGCTTTGGCCGGGACCACCTGATGGCCATGCGCCACACCGGCCTGGCCCACGGGTTCACCGAGGCCGAGCTGTCCCAGGTGTCCGATGCGCGCACCCTGAAGGTGCTGCTTGAGGCCGCCCAGTGGCGCGCGCTGCAGGCGCGCAGGCCCGGCGTCCAGCAACAAGTGCGGGCAGCACCGCCCAAGGCTTCCAAGCCTGGTGCTGCCGGCGTTCCTCCCTCCAAGATCGACGCGGCCTGGAAGCAGCTCAATGCCCGCCGCGACGTGAATTCATTGGCCGCCTTGCTGGCGGCGCAGGAGTAAATATGGCTCAACAAACGAATACCTTTGCCACTTTCAATGCCGTGGGCAACCGCGAGGAACTGGCGGATGCGATCTACCGCATCTCCCCCGAAGAAACACCGTTCGTGTCGTCCATCGGCAAGGACAAGTGCAGCTCGGTCAGCCCGGAGTGGCAGACCGATGCGCTGTCTGCCGCCGTGAACAACAAGGTGGAGCAGGGCAACAACGCTGCGGTGAAGGCGATCACGCCTTCGGTGCGCGTGGGCAACCGCACCCAGATCTCCGAAAAGACCTTCGGCGTGACGGGCACCCAGGAGGTGGTGGACAAGGCGGGCCGCAAGTCCGAGAAGGCCTACCAGGAGGCCAAGAAGATCCTGGAGCTCAAGCGCGACATCGAGTTCGCCGCCATCAACAACGGCACGGCGGTGGCTGCCGCCGAAGGTGTGGCGCCCCAGGCACGCGGCCTGTCGGGCTGGCTCAAGACCAACAGCCTGCAGGGTGCGACCGGTGTGGCCCCCGACCCCATTGCCAACACCGCGCCCACGGATGGCACGCTGCGCACCTTCACCGAGGCGCTGCTGAAGCAGGCCATGCAAAAGGCCTGGGAAGAGGGCGGCAACCCCAGTTTGCTGTTTGTGCCTTCGGCGCTGCGGGCGACGGTGTCGGCCTTCACCGGTGCGGCCACCAAGTTCGAGAAGGTGGAGAGCAAGACCACCACGGCGACGGTGGAGGTGTATGTGGGCGACTTTGGCCGCCTGAAGATTGTGAACAGCCGCTACAACCGCGCACGCGATGTGTTCGGGATCGAGCCGGAACGCTTCAAGCTGCTGCGCCTGCGCGGGGTGAAGACCACGCCGCTGGCCAAGACGGGCGATGCCGAGAACTACATGGTCAACACCGAATGGACGCTCAAGTGCGAGCAGGAAGCGGCGAACTTTGCGCTGCGCGACCTGCAGGCCACCTGAGCACCGTCAACCTTCACACACCGCCCTTCGGGGCGGTTTTTTGTTTATGCATTCTCGAATTCTTCAGGCCGCAGCGGGTTCGCGCACGGTGCTGCACTGCCATGGCGACGGCTCCGCCACCCTGCAGAAGGTGGACGATGTGAGCGATGCCGTGGAGCGCGCCCAGGCGCTGGACCGCCAGGGCGCGCACACCACGGGCATGGGGGACAAGCATGCGGCGTCCATCCCGATTCCGGTGCTGACGCAGTGGGCGGCGCAGCGCGGCAAGACCTTTGCCGACTGCATGCAGGATGACGCACTGCTCAAGCAGTTTCTGCAGGACCCGGACAACCGGGTGTTCCGGATCTGGAAGGGGGCGCTATGACGCTGGTGGTTCCTGTAGCGGCTTCGCCCAGTGCGGCGGCGGTCGCCAACTTTGCCGGCCTGTCCGCCTCGGTGGCGCGCTGGCTCAACCGCACGGACCTGGGGGGCGTGATTCCGGACTTTGTCCGCATGGCGGAGGCCGAGTTCTCCCGCGACACGCGGCTGCGTTCGTCGTTCCAGCTGGTGGACACCAGCGGCTACACGCCGGCCGGGGAGATTCCGCTGCCGGTGGACATGCTGGAGCTGCGCGAGCTGAGCGCAGCGGGCGTGGTGCTGCGCGAGCTGCCCTATGAGGACTGGCGCCAGCGCAGCGACGGCCCGTACTTCGCCCGGGTGGGCGAGGTGGCGCACCTCACCGGCAAGGCGGCCACGGCCTATGGCCTGAAGTACCTGCAGAAGCTGCCTGCGCTGGTGTTCCAGTCCGACAGCAACTGGCTGCTGCGCGAGCACTACGACGTGTACCTGTGGAAGTGCTGCGAGATGGGCAGCGCCTGGATGCGCGACCCGGAGGCGGTGGCCAGCTACAGCGCCAAGTACGAAGGGGCCGTGCAGCAGCTGCTGTCGGCCCACAACGCGCACCGCTGGGCCGGTGCATCAGTGGCCGTGATGGCCCCGGGGGTGGTATGAACAAAGTGCTGGGTTTTGCCCCGGATGCCGATCCGACCACGCCGGGCCTGCTGCTGGACTGCGAGAACCTGCTGCCGTCCGAGCTGGGCATGCGCCCCGGGCCGGCCGTGGCACCGGTGGGTGTGGCCGCGCTGACCGAGGATGTGCGCGGTGCGCTGGCGGCCATTGACCTGAGCGGCAACCGCCTGGCCATCTGCGGCACGACGCAACGGCTGTACAGCCTGGCGGGCAGTGCCTGGGCTGATGTGTCCGGCGACGGTGCGCCATTTGCGCTGGGCCAGGACGAGCGCTGGAGCCTGGCGCAGTTTGCCAACAGCACGGTGGCGAGCTGCCGGTCCATGGGCATGCGCATGGCCACGGGCGGCCCGTTTGCGCCCATTGCGGGCGCACCCAAGGCCAAGATTCTGGCCAGCCTGAAGGGCTTTGTGATGGCCTTCAACACCCAGGATGCCACCTACGGCGACAGCCCGGACCGGTGGTGGTGTTCGGCCTCGCTGAACGCGCAGGACTGGGTGCCCAATGTGGCCACCCTGTGCACCACGGGGCGCCTGGTGGAGTCTGGCGGCGAGATCACGGCCGCGCACCGGCTGGGCGACGACATCATTGTCTACAAGCGCCGCAGCACGTTTGTAGGGCGCTTCACCGGGCCGGCCGAGGTGTGGAATTTCACCCAGGTGGATTCGGACGTGGGCTGCGTGGGCATGGATGCCGTGTGCGACACCGGCAAGGCGCATTACTTCATTGGCGACGATGACCTGTATGTCTTTGACGGCGTGCAGGTGCAGCCGATTGGCCGGGGCATGCTGCGCGACTGGTTTGTGGAGGTGCGCGACCCCAAGCAGATGCACAAGTCGCAGGCGTTCTGGGACAAGCAGAACCAGCTGGCCTGGTTTTTCTTCCCCTCGGTCAAAGGCGGGGGGGAGCTGGATTACGGCCTGGTCTACCACCCGGGCACCAACAAGTGGGGCCGCGCCAACCATGCCATCCGCGCACTGGTGCGGTATGCATCGCCGGCGGCCACCTACGACGGTGGATCGGAGCTGGTCACCAGCTACGACAGCGGCCCGGCGATCGACTTTGACAGCCCGTTCTGGGTGGAGGCCCAGGAGCTGATGGCGGGGTTTGACACCCGCAACCGGCTGGTGACGTTTGCCGGTGCGCCGGACGCCAGCAGCCTGACCACCGGCGATGTGGGCGATGACGACCAGATGACCCTGTGCGACCGGCTGGTGCTGCGCTTCAAGAAGGCGCCGGCAGCGGCGGCCGCGACCGGGTTCACCAAGGACGACGGTGGCCAGGAGGCGCGGCAGGCGTCTGCGGCGATCCGTGACGATGCGGCTTTCGACTTGCGCCAGCGCGGGCGCTGGCATGCGTTCCGTGTGGACTGCCAGGGCGACTATGCGCTGATCGGCTTTGCGCCACGGCTCAAACCAGCGGGGTTCCGATGAGATTGCAGACCGATAACTACCGTTTTGGCAGCGATCTG